ACGAGTTGCATGTAGAGTTCACCTGGCACCAAGCCGGGTCCTCGTGGATCGACATTATGGACCAGCTTTACAACAACACCAAGAAGGTCGTCAAATCTGCTCTCGGAGACAAGATAGTGAGGGTGATCAACCACGTTGTTGCACACGCCGTGTACAAGAGGCTGGACGTGCCCGTCGACATCAAGCTGTTTGGCGAGGTGGAAAAGAAGGTCATGAGACCCACCGTTTGGGATGTTGCAAGTTTCGCTGATGCCGTGGTGAACCTGATCTTGTTCATTTGCAAATCTGGTAGGCAAGCTCTCGCCACGGGCGACATCAACTGCTTCTTCGTGGATGACTCTGTCGTCAGCGATTGGTATCTCAACGCATGCAGGTTGCGCAAGGACTATGAGTTTACGAACAACCCTTCCTGTGTCGGCATGGCGCTCCCGCAGTATATCGAGGACGTAAAGTCCGCCATAGCCATGGGCAAATCTTTGCTACCTATCTTTCGTAAGGGCAGAGAGAGCAACATTCTCACCAACACTCTCCTAGAGTTGGAGCTTGTGCTCAAGCGCGTGACCGTCACGCTCAACGCTAGCGCCTTCCGTAGGGCACCCATTGGAGTGTTCCTCTATGGTGATGCCGGCGTGGCTAAGTCTCACATTGCGCTTGGCCTCTTCAACCACTACTGCTCGGTGAGGGGCATCGCTAAGGAGTCCGCCACCATGTGGACTCGAACTGAGAACGATGATTACTACAGTGGCTACAAGTCACACTTCGCTGGCGTTCTCTATGACGATGCGGCAAAGTATCGCGCCAATGTCGTTCAAGGAGTTGACTCCTCGATTGGCGATGTGATCTCTGCCATCAACAACATCCAGTTCGTCACTCCCCAGGCCGACCTACCTGACAAAGGCAAGATCCCATTTCGCTCTGAGTGGGTTGGTGTTACTAGCAACATGGCTGAGTTGAACGCAAACCTCTACTTCAATAGCTCTGCGGCCTTTCTTCGTAGGTTCGCCGTTAGGATACAGCCCATCGTGAAGGAGGAGTTTCGCATGCCTGGGCAGGACAGGATTGATCCTGCCAAAATCCCCAAGGGAGAACAGTACTGTGACCTGTGGCGCTTCAAGGTCTGCGTGCCTCGTGTATCCGGAATGACTGGCGAGTTCGTGCAGATCGCTGAGTATGAGCACTACAGCGACCTCCTCAACTACATGACAGGCGTGTATGAGAAACACATAGCACATCAAACTAGCCTCATGGAGACAGTTGGCAAGCTTGGTCCCGAGTCCTTGTGCGATTGCAGGTTGCCCGTGAGCATCTGCCAGTGTGCGAAACCGGACTCGTTGGTTCTGAACGCCGTCAGCGACGTGACCGCACAGTCTGGCTGCGCCTGCACTTCCAAGCACTGGGACCGCGTGACGCAGCTCAACCAACTCCGCGACGTGCTCAACCGCACGTATAAGGATAAAGTTGCGAGAGCTTTCCTGCGGGACACGCTTGCCTCACGGGAGTATGTAGTGTGGTTCAACCCTGACTACTGCCATGACACGCTTAGCGATGCTGAGATTGTAGAGCAAGTCACGAAGGACCTTGATGCCATAATGGAGGAATTCATGAACCTGTCGCCGCGTCAGCGCCTCGAGGAACTGTCTGAAACCGCATTCTCTGATCACACAGATGTGAGCTCGCGGGACTACCTGACCTTCACACCTCGCAGGGGTCAGCCGGGTTTCTTTGTCGAGACTCAATTTGACAAACTCCGCGCTTGTGTATTGTCCTACTGTGGGTCTCTGACACCCACGGAGACAGCTGTCTTGGACGTGTACATCCGCGAAGAAGTGCCCAAGTGTATGGCTGAGGGTTGGCCGGTGTCCGACATCATCAGGGGTGCCCATGATTACCTCGCTTCTGTTGCGCCAGATGATGACCCGGATCGAGTGAGGGTTAGGACGGACATGTTGGGTGGCTTCCAGCTCACCACCACCCAAAGGTTTGGCATTTGGTTTGCCCGGCAATACTTTGAGCACGCTTGGTTCCACAGTCTTGTCAACTATGTCTCAGGCTATTCTGCTGTGCGTTGGTGCGCGAACAAGTGCATGGACACCTATGCCAGCCCAGGGGCGGTGCTTGCGTCTGCCGGAGCCAGGATTAATGCCCAGCGTGGCGGTTCTGACCCCACATTGCGCGCATTCATAGCTGGGGCCATGGCCATAGGCGTGATAGCCACCATGTACACGCTGTTCACCGCATACAGCACTCCTGTCGATAGCCCAGTGGAAGGCGGGATGGAGTCCTATGTGGATGGCGATGGCGAGACCATCTT